TCAAGCAGCACCCGGCGAATGTGACTACCTACATTGACGGCCTCGCGGCTTCCATCGCGTCCGTTATCGCCCTTGCCGGCGACAAGGTGGTCATGGCCGAAAACGCTTTGTTTATGATCCACAACCCGTGGGGCTTTGCCATGGGCGACGCTACCGAGATGCGACGGACGGCCGATCTGCTGGACAAAATCGGCGGCTCACTGATAACCGCCTACACCGCGAAAAGCGGGCAGGAAGAACACGACATCACCGCATGGATGGACGCCGAAACGTGGATGACGGCGAAAGAGGCTCAGGAATGGGGCTTCATTGACGAAATCAGCGAACAAATGGACATGGCGGCGTGCGCCAAATTCATTCCGGCTATGCAGAAAGCAAAATTCAAGAACATTCCGGATGATTTATCCGGTGAAAAGCAAGGTCTGACGGCGAAGGACGCGGAAAAGGCCCTGCGCGATGCAGGGTATTCCCGCAAGCAGGCAAAGGAAATTCTGGCAAAGGGCTATTCGGGTGATCTGCGTGATGCCGATGATTCCGAACCAGCCCCGGTTCTGCGCGATGCCGAACCGAAAAAGAAAGACCGGGTCGCTGACCTTCTCATGAGGGCCGAATTACTNGAGCTGAAACTATCAAACGAAACAGGGAGATAAGAATGAAGACAATCACGCAATACAGGGAAGACATNAAANCCCTGATGGACAAATCGGCGGCGATGGACGCGAAAGCGGTCCTCGAAAACCGGGAACTGACCGAGGCTGAAATCGCCCTCAAGAACGAAATCCTGGACACGGTTGAGGATCTTACCAAGACCGTTGCCACCCTTGAGCGGCAGGAAAGAATGCAGAACTTTCTTTCAAAGCCCGAGGAACCCGTCACCGGGCCGGTTGCGGCCAGCAAAAGAGCCGGAGCAAGCGGCATCGAGGTCGGAGAGGACCGGGCCAGCAAGGACCGATTCACCTCTTTCGGGCAGCAGATTATAGCCGTCATGCACGCCGGGCTCCCCGGCGGCCACATTGACCCCCGGCTTTACAATGCCACCGGGTTGAACGAGACCACGCCTTCCGATGGCGGCTTTCTGGTTCAGCAGGACTTTTCGACCGAGCTTCTAAAAGAGGTTTTTCAGGCCGGCATTCTTTCTTCGAAATGCAGAAGAATTCCTATCACGGGCGGCTCGAACGGTATCAAATTGAACGGCGTAGATGAAACCAGCCGGGCCACCGGCAGCAGAGGCGGCGGAATCACCGGCTACTGGAAAGACGAAGCCGGGCAGAAAACGGCCAGTCAACCGAAGTTCAGAAAAATTGAGCTGACCCTCAAGAAGCTGATCGGCCTGTGCTACGCCACCGATGAACTGTTGGAGGATGCGGCCGCTCTTGAGAGCGCCATCCACGATGGATTTGTCGATGAGTTCGGATTTCTCCTGGACGATGCGATCATCAATGGGACCGGCGCGGGCATGCCTCTCGGCGTGCTGAACGCCGGGTGCCTGGTATCTCAGGCTGCTGAAACCGGGCAGACGAAATCGACGGTCATCGGCGAAAACGTAATCAATATGTTTTCCCGTCTGTTTGCATCCTCTCGTGCGAATGCGGCCTGGTACATCAACCAGACCGTCGAACCGCAGCTTCACAAAATGAGCATTGCGGTCGGTACTGGCGGCCAGTTGATTTACATGCCCCCCGGCGGACTGAGCCAGAGCCCCTATGGGACCCTGCTTGGCCGTCCGGTCATTCCGATTGAACAGTGCGCGGCGCTCGGAACCGTCGGCGACATTATTCTCGGCGACTTTTCCAAAGGGTACATTCTCGCGGAAAAGGGCGGAATCAAGGCCGACATGAGCATTCACGTCAAATTCGACTACGACGAAAGCGTTTTCCGCTTCGTGATGCGCGTTGACGGCCAGCCCGTGAGAGCCACCGCCCTGACCCCCTACAAGGGCGGAGCAACTGCAACTCAAAGTCACTTCGTTGCACTGGCAACCAGATCTTAATTTTAAAACCGGGCCTGCCGCTGGCTATACGGGCGGCGGGCCTCTCCCAAGGAGGAACCATGAGCAACATCATTGAGGATATCAGACCCGTACACGTTGGCGACAGCGGGTTCATCGCCGACAACGAGGATATATTCACCGGAAGCCCGGCCACGGATGTGGTCAGTCTCAAGAACGCAAACGGCATCATTTTCCAGATCGCCTGCAACGCAAACGTCGGGTCCGGCGCGGCCACCATCACCATTGAGGCGTGTGATGATGTCACGCCCTCGCACACGGCGGCGGTCGCATTCACTTACAAGACCACCTCTGCCGCTGATGCCGATGGCGCGGTAACTGCGGCCACCTCATCCGGCATATCCGTCGGAACGGCTGACACCATCACCACGATCTACGTTTCCGCTGCGACCATCGCTGCGACGGCCGTCAACAGCACTTACGGCAATCAGTATGTGCGGCTGAAAGCGACCGAAACCCAGAGCGACGCGGTTGACGGTGCTATCACGGCTATGCTGTGCGGCCTGCGATACTCACCGCTTGCGGCAACGCAACTGGCATAAACCATCACCAACCGGGGGCTTCGGCCCCCTTAACCCTTACCCCCCCTTCGGGGTGCTGAGAAGTGAGGAAACATGGGCAGAATAAAATGCGAGTACAACTGGCACAATACGGGCCGGCAGGTATTTTATGACGGTTCAACTTTCGAAACCCTCCTGACCACCTACCCGGTTCAATTCGTGGAAGATTTCTGCGGTGCTGCCGTTGAGCCTTTCGACGGGACGATCACCTGGAACGTGGTGGATGTGAACGACGCAACGGCGGCCATCGTTGCGGATTCCTCTAACGGGCAATTTCTGCTTCACTTGGCGGCCACCGAAGAGGCAGAGGATGCCGTTCTGTACCAGAATGACAACAAGACCTTTGATGTGGGCAATGACCTGATTTTCGAGGCCCGTATCAACATGGCCGTTTCTCCTGGTTCAGGCGTTTGCGCGGTGTTCGGCATGTGCGGGGATCACGACCTCGATAAAGACACCATCACCGAGGGNGCCTGGTTCCGGTTCGACGCCTCTCTGGTCTGCAAGGTCGAATCCGACGACACCACGAACAACAACGACGATGTGGCGACCGGTCACACCGCCGTTGCCGGGACTTATGACATTTACCGGATCGATTTCACCGACCTGTCTGACGTGAAGTTTTTCATCAACGGGGCGCGGGTTGCCACTGGGACCACTTTCGACATGAGCAACCTTCTGGCCGCCGAAGAACAGATGCAGCCGTATTTCAGCATCGACAAGGCATCCGGCGCTGGGCTTGGCGACATGAACATCGATTACGTCAAAATCTTTTCGAACCGCTAACCGGAGGCATCCATGGCCGTAAAACTCGAATCAACAACGCGGAGATGGAACGGGCATTCGGCTGATGAAAAGCCGAGTGACGATGTGCCGGAAGGGTCTGGATTTCACGCCGTGGATACAGGGGAAGAGTTTATCTACCACGACGGCATGTGGATTCAGGACATGCGGCGAATCAACGCGATCAAAATGGCGGCTGAATAGCCGCAGAAGGAGATAGGCGATGTACGGAAAAGACGCGAACGGAATAGGCAGGCCGATGAAGGTGGACAGCGAGGGCAAGCTGATCACTGTCCCCTGCGGAGGCAAATACGCTGATGCGGCGATTAACGGGCGGCTGTTCTACGCGGCCAATCAGACCCCGGTTGCTGCCAGCACGACTCTCAATACCACCTTTACCGGGCTAGGTCTTGCCAATCCTACCGGGTCCGGCAAGCTCATCGTGGTTCACGAATTTGGCTGGGGCGTCATCAAGCCCGCCGCCGACGAATCAGTGATCGCCCTTGGCACGACCACATGGACAACGAATTGGGCGCAGGCGCTCACGCCGCAATGTTGCAGGCACAATTATGCGACCTCCATCGCCTATGTCGATGACGGTGCCACCATCGTGGCCCCGGTCCTGGTCAAAATCGTGGCGACGGTGGGAACCGACCTTGTGACAGACCTGACACATCCGAATTGTCTGGTGGATCTCGGCGGCTCCATCGTTCTGGCTCCGGGCCGCGCGGTGGTGACGGATTTCACCACGGCATCGGGCGCGGCAACCGTGCAGTTCAGCTTCATGTGGGAAGAAATCGACGAGTAAGAAAACACGGATTCACGCCCCGGCAAATCAGCCGGGGCGTGGTCCTGCCACTTGCAAAGGGACGCCATGAAACTGGCACTCAAGACAGGCCCGGCAGTTGAGCCGCTGACAGCCACGGAGGTCAAGATTCATCTTCGCCTCGCGGCTGATTCNGCNTCTGCTACGGCATACACGGCCGANGANACGCTGATNGCCAGNCTCATCGANTGCGGCGCGGGTGCAGACCGAGCAGGAAACCGGGCGGCGGCTGGTTACTCAGACATGGGAATACTACCTGGATGAATGGCCGGACGGGGATATCGTTATTCCCTACCCGCCTTTGCAATCGGCCACCATCGCCTACAAGCTCGAAGATGATTCCACCTATGCCAATTCATTCACGGCCTTTGATGAGGACATCGTGAGCGAGCCGGGGCGGCTGGTTTTGCAGCCGGATGAATCATGGCCCTCAGAAACGCTTTATCCGAGCCTGCCAATCAAGATCACCGTTGAGGCCGGGTACGGCGATGCGGCGGCAGATGTGCCGGAACCAATCAAGGCGGCCATGCTGCTGAAAATTTCCGACCTGTACGAGAACCGGGGCTCGGTCGTTCTGGGCGTTGCCGTGAGCTACATCCAGAACGCCATTGATGGCCTGCTGAGGCAATACCGAATTCATACGAGGTTCTGATATGCGCGCCGGGCAAATGGATAAAATTGTCACGCTGAAAGAAAAGGTTATCACCACGAACGACTACGGCGAAGCCATTGAAACATGGATTCCGCTTGTGAAAGTGGGAACCGAGATTTCTTCAGGAAAGCTGACCATCGGCGTCACATATCAAATCACGGCCACCACGCTGAACTATTTCGGGACCGGGCGCATCAAATACGATGTCTTTGTCGCCACGGCTGAAACCACGCTGAACGACTCGAACAAGGTCAAGATCGTTTCCCTACCCCACCAAGTATGGGCCGAGAGGCGGGAATTGAAGGGCGCGGAAAAATGGGCGGCTCAACAGGTTGTTGCAAACATCGTGTGCAAATATCGCATCCGCTTCCGGGATGACGTGGGGCCGCTGGACATGCTCATCGATGCCGCCGGTAAGGAATACGATATTCAGGCGGCCATCGAGCTTGGCAGGCGCGAGGGGCTTGAACTGACCGTAACTGCGCGAGGGGAATAATGCCGCAACCAGCCTTCACATTCAAAATCCACGGGCTCAAAGAGACGATGGACGCGCTTGAGCAACTGCCCACCGTATCGATGCGGAAAGGTGTGGTGCGGAAGGCGCTTGAAAAAGCCTCCATTCCGATCCGGGATGCAGCGATCACGAACGCCAAAGGGCTGCCGATTGACGCGGACGCAATCGCCAAATCGATCAAGGTCGGCACCCTTAAAAAGGCGCAACAGCACAAGCACCCGCGCACAGTGGTGGCGCGATACGTCGGGGCCTCTCATCCGCTGGCGCATCTGTTCGAGTTCGGGACGGCGCGGCGATTCACGAAAAAGAAAGGCGCATACCGGGGCATCATTCCGGCCATGCCGTTTCTGCGTCAGGCGTGGGACTCGCAGAAAATGGCCGCGCTTGGGTTGCTCAAAGATGAAATCTGGAAAGAACTTGCGAAAGCGGCGAAACGATTGGCGAAACGGGCTGAACGCGGGACGTTGACGGCCAAACAGAAAGCGGGGCTGGCGCGATGACGATTGAGGCGGCCATACGCGGGGTTCTGGTGGGCGACACGACGGTGAAAACAATCACCACGCGCTGTTACCCGGTCATGATTCCGCCAAATCCGACCTATCCACTTATTCTATACACCCGAATCAGCGGCGTGAGGGATCACCATCTACAAGGCCCGTCCGGGATCGTGCGGACCCGGTTGCAGGTTGAGGCGTGGGCTGAAACATACACCGGGGCAAAGACACTGTCGGAGGCCATTCGAGGCGCTCTTGACGGCTTGACCGGAACCAAATCGGGCGTGGTCGTAGGCTCCTGCCTGCTAGATAACGAAAGGGACATTTACGAACCGGAATTGGGCGTTTACCGGATTGTTCACGATTACTTAATTCTTGATGAGGAATAAGGAGAAATAGAAATGGCTATCGAATCACAAGGAACCAAACTCGAAATAAGCGGAACGTCCGGCGATGCCGTGACCGGGCTGACCCCCACGGCTGGTTATCCGACGATTTTCACGAAGGCGACGGCCCATGGACTATCAAATGGCGACGTGGTTACAATCTCAGGCGTTGCCGGGGATGACGCGGCATCGGTGAATACGATCTGGATCGTCCGGTATGTAACCGAACTGACCTTTGCCGTCAATCTGGATTCAACCGGATTCACCGAAATGGGAACGGCTGGCGTGGCAACGCCTCTGGCATGGCTGACACTCGGAGAGATGGTGACGTTTGACGGCCCTGGCGGCTCGGCGTCCATGTACGAGACCACGCACCTACTGTCCACGGCGAAAGAGAAAAAAGTCGGACTCATGGATGAAGGGCAGCTTACCTTGTCGATGAATTGGTGCCTCGAAACCGATCTCGGCCAGCAGGAGGCGTCTGACGCACGGAAGGCCCGAAGTGAGAAGAATTTCAAGCTGACCTTCTCTGACGATTCAACCGCATCTTTTGCGGGCTACGTCATGGGCATGAGCGCATCCGGCGGCGTGGATGACAAAGTCAACGGCTCCATCACCATCGAAATTACCGGCGCGGTAACGCATTCTTATGAATAATCCGGTTACGGGCCATAAGCAGGTGGACATCGGCGGCAGGACCTACACGCTTCGCTACCCGTGGCGGGTCCTGTCTGCGGTGTCTGCGGCTCATGGTGATAACCCGGATCTGTTCGACATCGAAACGGTTGCATCGGTAGGGGCGATGGGGATTGACGATCCCGAAATGACCCCGGAGCGAATCATGGAGATATCGCCCCCGCTGATCCCGTTTGCCAAGGCCATTCAAGAGGCTTTGCATTGGGCCTATTTTGGCGGCGGCCCGGCCCCTGTAGCTGACAAGGACGAAAAAAAAAAGCACCTGACGGCGGAT